GTGTGAGATATAAATAAAAATGCCAAACAGAATAAATAGAAAACACACATTTGAAGCTAAATGCCAGTCATGCGGCAAGAAAGCAATAACAGCTTATAAAAGCATAAAATCATTTGAGCTAAAGGCCGAATGCCCTAAATGTAAGAGGCTTGGCACTATGGAGATAGATAAGGTAAAATAAACTCCTCAACAATAATTATTGTCCTCAATGAGGAGACATTCAAACAATAATAGGATAATGGGAGTACCCACCTATGACCTTCCAATCTGGTAATCAATTCTGGAAAGCCCGAAGCAGCCACGGTAGAAACTCAATCTACACAGAGCCAGAGGTGCTATTAGAGGCCTGCAATCAATACTTCGAGTGGATAGAAGAAAACCCACTAATTGAACATAAACCTATGATTGTTGATAAAACAGTCGAGATGGTTTTAGTTCCTAAAATACGCGCCATGACTATTGAGGGATGCGCTAGGTTCGTTAGGCTTGGTTATTCTACTTGGTGTGAGTATAGACAAAAGCCAGACTTTTCAGAGGTCATAAAGGAAGCTGAAGAGATAATGAGGGAGCAGAAGTTTACAGGGGCGGCAGGAGGCTTTTTAAATCCAAATATAATAGCGAGAGATCTAGGATTAAAAGAACGCTCAGACGTAACCACAGACGATAAGGCAATAACTGTCGAATATGTCGATTCAGATACCTAAAGTATTCAAACCTTTAAATGACCCTTATCGCTACAAAGTTATGTATGGTGGCCGTGGTGGCTCTAAAACTTGGAATATAGCAAGAACTCTTATTCTTAAAAGCTTGCAAGATCCTTTGCTTATACTCTGCACAAGGGAATTACAGAAAAGCATTAAACAGTCAGTCCATAGAGTTATCAAAGGCCAGATAGATATGATGGGCCTAAATGACCGATTTGATATAACAGATACCTCTATAAAAACTAAAGCGGGTGTATTTGGAAATGATGTTTATTCTGAGTTTATTTTTCTAGGCACTAAATATAATCCTGAAGAAATCAAGTCCACAGAGGGTATTGATATCTGTTGGATTGAAGAGGCCCATAATCTAACAGAATTGTCTTGGGATGTTATCGACCCCACTATAAGGAAAGAAGGCTCTGAAATATGGGTAAGTTTTAACCCTCGGTTTAAATTTGATCATATCTACCAGCTATTTGTTATTAATGAGCCGCCTCCTAATTCATGGGTAAAGGAGATTGGATACCAAGATAATCCATTCTTTAAAAAAACAGCCATGGTCCAGCAGATGGAAACAATGAAATCTAAGGATTTTGATAAATACCAGTGGATATGGGAAGGAAAGCTTAAAAAGCTAACAGAGGGCGCTATATTTGGTAATCAGCTTAGAAAGGCTAGAGTGGAGGGAAGAGTGTGTAAACTGCCTTTGGATGATTTAGCGGTCTATACCTTTTGGGACTTGGGAAGGAATGATCACACAGCTATTTGGTTTATGCAGGCTGTTGGCAAAGAACTAAGAATGATTGATTATTATGAAAATCGTTTACAAGATATTCCCCACTATTGCAGGGTGATAGCTGGACGGGCTTTAGATTGGGAGTGTGAGCAGTTTAATATATCTAGGCAGTCGCAAGAAAGGCGTAAATCTTACTCATATGAAGAACACTGTATGCCGCATGACGTGGAGGCTCAGGTGTTGGGCATGTCTAAAACAAGGCGGGAACAGTTTCAGGACGGTGGTTTAAGGAATATTAGAACTATTGAAAGAATCAAGGCTAAAGAAGATGCTATTAGCTTGGCTAGAAATATATTCCCTAGAGTTTGGATAGATGAAAAACATTGTGAAAGGGGTTTAGATTGTATTTCTAATTACCGATATAAATATAATGATGAGAAAGACACTCACCAACTAACACCTCATCATGATTGGTCTAGTAATGGCGCTGATGCTTTCATGCAAATGGCTCAAGGATGGAAAGATCCGTCATCCAGTTTTGGCGATGCGCCTATATCAATGGATAACAGTTTTGATGTGTTTGATTGTTAATGTAAGTGAGCATATACTAACGGTTTTAGGGGGTGAGTTATGGGATTATTTAGCAGCATTAAAAAAGAATTTAGACGCGCTGGAAGGAGCATAAAAAGCGAGCTTGCAAGAGAGGTCAAAGATGTGACGAAAGCTGGATCTCTAGGTTTTCTTGATATACAAAAAATTGAACAATCTATTTCAAAGAAAAAAAGATTAGAGAAAGAAGCTAGAGAAGCAGCCGAGAAGATCCAGAAAAAACAGCGACAGTCATCTCTCTTAAGAGAGGCAGAGCTTACAGGTGAGTTGGCATTGCGCAAAAGATCTACCGGCAAAGGTGGCAGATTAGGCATTTTAACTCGTAGCGGCGAAGCTGGAAGCTTATTAGTGTGAGCGTAAAAAACCCCACAACACCTGAAGCTACTATTCCATGGACTGGTAAGCAGATAGGGGCCAAGGTTAAAGCAGCCATTCAGAGAAAGGAGCTTTGGGTAACGCATTACCGAGAGGCTATGCAGTATATCACCCCTCAGAGAGAGACTTTTTACCGTCATACTCCGGGTGAGAAGAAAGCAAGGCAGCAATTTGATAACACTGCAATGGAGGCTATACAGGTCTTTGCTTCTCGTATCATGTCCACTATTACACCTTCATGGCAGACTTGGAGCGAGTTTAGAGCAGGTTCTGATATTCCAGAAGATGCTAAAAGTGATATAGATAAGCAGTTATCAGAAGCAAATAAAATATTATTCGACTTTATAAACCATTCTAATTTTACCACCCAAGCTACAGAGACTTACCTCGATATCGGCTATGGCACAGGGGGAATGATTGTTGAAGAAGGAGATTTAGAGGATTTGTTAGTATTTACTAACATACCTTTATCACAGTTGTATTTGGAGGAAGGCCCTGATTCTGCGGTACGTTCTGTTTACCGAATAATGAACCCTTTAGCCTCTAATCTTAGAACTATGTTTCCTAATGGTAATTTCTCTAAAGGTGTTGAGGATTTAATAACAAAGGAGTCTGATTCTCGTATAGAGATTGTGACAGGCTCTATGTTCGATCCTAAGTCAAAACTTCATTTTCAAATAGTTCTAGAAAAGGGTGAAAATCATTTAGTACAACATCACACAGAAAAGACCTCCCCTTACATAATTCCTAGATGGTCAGTAATACCGGGTGAAATATACGGTAGAGGCCCGGCAATAGATATGCTGCCCACCGTTAAGACCTTAAATAAGATGACCGAGTTTAACCTTAAACATGCGGCTATGGCTGTGAGTGGTGCTTATACTGCGGTTACTGATGGGGTTATCAATCCTTATAACGTTAAGATTCAGCCTAATACGGTTATTCCAGTTAAAGCGCCTGATTCTTTGCAGCCCTTGCCTATGGCTGGCTCCCCTGATTTCTCGCAATTTGTTAGGTCAGAGTTAAGAGAGGATATTAAAAAAGCTTTCTTTGCTGACCCCATGCCTAGCTTTGATGATCCAGTAAGAACAGCTACAGAGATCAGCATCCGTAATAGTAATATGCTTAAGAATAGCGGTGCTCAACTTGGTAGGCTTAAAAGTGAATGGATAGAGCCTATTATCGAGCGTTGTGTTGATATCCTTCAAAGAACAGGGAAGTTGCCACCTATTTCGGTGGATGGTAGACAGGTTACAATTAAACATACGTCCCCTCTCGCCAAGATTGAAGATCAAGAAGACTTGTTAGGGTTTAACGACTTTATATCAACTATGGAGCGTTTAGAGCCTCATAGCCCCGGATTAATGGCATTGACTACGAAGTTGGAAGATGTGCCTAGCTTCCTTGCTGCTAAATATGGTGGTTTTGAGACATTAATCAGAACTAAAACAGAGTCGGAGCAGGCAGCTCAAACGGTGATGGATACAGGGGAATCTTTAGCGGCTGGTGTTGGTGAGGTTGAAAATGTCGTTTGATGTTTTTGAAGATGGTGAAGAAGGTTTAAGTGAGATAGATGAACTTGCCTTAGTTGAATACCATAACCAGATACATAGGGTATTTAAACAGAATCAGGAAGGGGCAAAGCTCCTTGATAAATGGTTTGATGATTACGTAATGTCTCCTACAGTTATTCCGGGTAATAGCTTAGAGGCCCACGGTATACGAGAAGGGACAGCAAGTTTTGTTCGACATATAATTAAAACCATTGAAATGGTAGAAAATAACTATAACCAACCTACGGAGAATAGCGATGACTGAAGCTACCGAAGAAACTACAGAGCAGGCTACAGAAGAAACTACAGAGCAAACCACTGAAGAGACTACTTTAGCTGAACGTCCTGAGTGGTGTGACGAACGCTTTTGGGATGGTGAGAAAGGCGAGCTAAGGGCTGAAGATGTGCACAAGTCTTGGAAACACGCTAGCGATAAATTAAGCGGCAAGAAATCTGCTCCAGATGCTTATGAATTTAATTTCTCTGAAGATATTCCAGAAGAATTACTAGAAGGTTTAGATAGTGAATCAGACTACGTAAAATCACTTATAGAAATAGCCAAAGATTCAGATATGGATCAAGAAGGTTTTGATAGGTTATTAAATCTCACCGCTAAAGATGAATTCGAGAAAGAGCAGGCTGTACAAGCCGAGAAGGCTAGAGAGCTTGATGCTTTGGGTGAACATGCTTCACGTAGGATTAAAGATGTTAAATTATGGCTTGATGCAAGTCTACCCAGCCATTTGGCTGATGCCCTTAAAGGTGCTGCTAATTCTGCTGCTATTGTGGAAGCTATGGAAGGTTTGATATCTTCTACAAAAAATCCTACTCTACCAAAAGAGGATTTATCGAGTGAAGTAGTTAGTATTCACGATGATTTAAGAAAGCGTCAATTTGCTAAAGATGAGAACGGCAATAGATTGATGCAAAACAAAGCATACGCTCAGGCTTGGCGTGATGATTGCGCGGCTTCAGGGTTTACGGGGTAATTTATGGCATTTACACAGCAAACATTTAGTCCAGTTGGGGCCAATAGCACGGAGGCTCCAGCGGTCTACGCTTATAATACTATCGACTCACTGGCAACAGTAAGTTCAACAGACTATTTTATTGATAAGCAGCAGCAACTAAATGAAGATGATTTTATCATGGTAGCGGCTTCTGACGGTCCAGCAATCGCTACAGTCAATGCTGATATGTCTACCGTAACTTTGAGTATTACATAATGGCCTTTACACAAAGCACATTTGCCTCGGTAGCAACTAACTCAACACTAGCACAAGCTCTTTATTCCTATAAAACGGCTGATGATACAGCCACGGTTACGGCTACAGGCTATTTTGATACTAAGAAGTTGCAACTTAATGAAAAAGATCAAATATTGTGCAAATTGTCTGATGGGGTTGTTATTGTTCAGATAGGTGCTGATACCTCGACCGGTTCAGTGGTTATTGGTGGCGCTACTTTCTGCGCATCTCCTACTTATACGCCTACCGTTATTGCTGGCGGTCAAACAACTAATATAGTTGGCAATAACATTACAGGTATAAATAACGCCTCAACTGTTGGAAATAATACGCCTGTTGTTGTTGATTCTGCCTTTGGGTTTACAAGTCAATCATCAATTGTTCATATTGAAACAACCTTTCAAGCTCAGACAGGTACGGGGAATAGTTTTATTTTAGGGTTTATTTCGGCCTCGCCTATTACAGGTATTTCAGATGTGCTATGCGGCTTGGTGATGGACCCAAGCACGGGCGTTATATTTGATGCTTTAGGTGCTTCACCAGTTGGCGTTGTATCGGTAATGGCACCTGGCGTTTATACGGCCTCATTAGACTTAAACACAGCGACCAGTACAGTAACCTTTAAGGATAATAATGCTAATACATCGCCGTTATCCGTTACTTTAAGCCCTGCTTATAATAACCTTAATCCTACTTATGCGGGGTTTGGTGCTAATGCTGGCGATACATTAGGTGATGAGATAACGCAAACAGCTAATATAGGAGATTCAGCCTTTGTAATCTCTACGGTTGGCGCTGTGAGCTATTGTGATGCTTAAGAAATATAGCGAGGTTATATAATGGCTTTTACTCCTGAAACATTTAGTCCATTAGGTGCTAATTCTAGTGAGGGTATCTCTGTATATAAATATGAAACTGAAGATAGCCTTTTGGACGTTTCTGTAAGTGGATATTTTTCGCAAAAGGATCAACAACTTAAGCAAAATGACATAATATTAGTCGTTGCTCAAAGTAGTGACACTGCTTTTTTTAGAATGGGTGTTGATACCTCTACGGCTATTCCTGATATCTCAGGGGGGTCTGGTACTGTCGATTCTGTTTTTGGTCGTACTGGTGCTGTGATTGCTCAGAGTGGAGACTACGACACAGGCGAAGTAACAGAGGCTTCTAATCTCTATTACACAGAGGCTAGAGTTAATGCTAATGCTTTGGTTTCAGGAGCCGAGCAAGCCGCTAATAAAAATGCATTAAATGGATATGCAGGGCTATCAAGTGGAAAGTTAGATATTTCTGTTATTCCTACCTCTGTTATTGGGGGTATTAAAGTTGTTGGCTTTTGGAATGCTAATACAAACACTCCTGACTTATCAGCTTTAACCTTGGGTCAAGGTGAAGCATATCAAGTAGATACAAACGGTTCGACCAATTTAAATGGAGAAACTAATTGGCGTGTTAAAGACTTAGCTGTATGGGATGATGGTTTAGCGGGTAATTGGTTTAAAATAGATAATACTGACGATGTATTAAGCGTACATGGCAGAACTGGAGCTGTAGTTTCTTCTAATGGTGACTATGACACAGACCAAGTAACAGAGGCTTCTAATCTTTATTATACAGATGTTCGCGTTAGTTCAAATTCTGATGTATCTGCAAATACAGCATCTAGGCATGATGCGCTTACGCTTAACGCTGACACCAAAACACAAGACGCGCTTGCTTTATCTGGTCAAGAATTACAGATAAAGTTGGATGTTTATGATAAAGCTAATGAAACTGGAATTGAGCAAATTACAGGCCCAATAATCACCCCGCCAACCTTAACAGCTACTGCAGATAATTATAATCCTACAGGCTTCTCCACTGCCAACATGATTCGACAGGATATAAACGCTAACAATCGAGAAATTAGCGGATTTTTAGCCCCGTCGGCTGGCGTTAATCGTATTATAAGAATAAATAACCTCTCTACTTCTGGGTTTGATCTTAGATTTTTAAATAATAATTCAGGCAGCGTTGCTGCAAACAGAATCCTTGTTAGGGATAGTGCAAATAAATCTATTAAACCAAATGAGACAGCGGCTTTTTGGTATGATCATACCTCATTGCGCTGGAGACCTTATAATAGAACAGGATAAATTATGGGATACAAACTATACATAGAAGACATTGCTATAAATCCAGTTGTAAAGGTATTGCTAGACACTGACCCGATACCGATAGGGGATACGGGCGACTCCTATATTGATTCTTCGCAAGACTTACTGGCATGGAAAGCTTACGGCCTCCAAGGTTGTCGAGACTATACACAATTTAGAACTAGGGTAATAGAACAGCTCGACATAAAAACATGGTCCGCTTTGAGTGATGCCGAAAAAGATTTTGTTATAGAAATTTATGCTAAAGAAACGGCTATAACTCCTGAAGCAGATGCCACTAATAAAATAACTTACTTAATAACAACTGGGCAAGCCTCTACAACTGAAGAGGGTCGCATTTTTCTTGTGGATGCTTGGGCTGATCATCATGTTTTGGATGTGGTTGCATGTGGACAACGAGCCACAGCAGTTAGGCTATATTCTGATATTGGGGTGTATCTTAGCTTGGCAGATACAACCGACTTTTTCACGACTGTAGAAAATCTATATTTTGCTTTTGAAAGGCAAGCTATAAAAGGCTCTAAAGATGGCTCAGAGATAGGGCTTTTTGATTATGTAGAAAGCACTCCGGGCACTGTGTACGAATTCGCTGGCCTAGCGTCAAAAGGATACACCATGCAAAACGGTGATCCAGACGAAACAAACCTCATAAATGATATTATGAACATAATCAGGAAAGGTGAATATTAATGAAAGCTGATTTTGTTCTTAGAGAAATGGTTCTTAATGAGATTATGAAGGGTCGGATAATGTGGGTTCAAGACGATCAAGAGGGAGAGGATCAAAAAATAGTGGATTATGTAAAAGTGGTCCCTCAATCCCCTATAGTTCTAGTACATTTCACCGACAACACGGTAATGGAAATGAACGAGCATAAGCCTTATACCTTTGAAGTTAATACAAAATTAAATTGGAAAAAAGCCACTAGGCGACAGATAGCGCAATCTAATAATAATATATAAATACTTTGGTTGACGTATCGAGACATAAAATTATGACTAAAAATAACTACTCATGCGGCCCTTATGGCGATGGTTCTATTGCCAAAGTATTATCGTGGTGCATTAGAAAGCTTCTTGATATTTGTGAGATGAATTTTGAAAAATCATGTAAACGCCATGATCATGTGTGGGAGCCTGAATACGGAGGTCCTAATACTCGTGATGATATAGAGTTTATGCTTAATGTTTATGATGAGGCTAAAGAGCAAGGCTCGAACTGGTCATGGATTTATGCCTCAGTAGGTTTTGTAATGGTTAGGATTACAGCTTTTGTTTATAAGGCTCATTTAAGCGCTCTTAAAATGATAAAGCCTATAAAATCACAATTTAAGAAATTAAAGAATAATTACTAACTTGCTATAAAGCTTTAAGTAATTATAATGTAAGTATTCACTATCAAGGGATAACCTTATTATGAGGCCCAAATGAGATAGTTTAGATCACCTTCGGGGATAATGGTCAAACGTAACACTTAGTTAATTCTAAGTATTTTAATCTTTTTTGGAGAATCATAATGTCTAAAACATTATCATCCGTTGCAAGCATTGAGTTTGACAGCGAAGTAAAACAAGCCTATCAAGGCATGTCTAATCTGCGTAGTACCGTTACACAGCGTCAAGGCTGTGTAGGTGATACTTATAATTTTCGTTCAATGGGTAAGGGCTTAGCTAATCAGAAAGCCTCTCAAGCCGATGTAACTCCTATGGATGTTGCAAACGGTTTAATTCCAGCGACCCTACAAAATTGGAATGCTCCAGAGTATACCGATATTTTTGATCAAGCTGCTGTTAACTTTGATGAGCAATCAGAGCTAGCTGAAGCCATCGCAATGGCTATCGGTCGTCGTGAAGATCAGCTTATTATTGATGCTGCTGTTGCCGGTACAGGCTCTACTGTTGCCGCTGGCGGTACTAATCTTACAGTCGCTAAACTTCGAGCTGGAGCAAAAAACCTTAATAAAGCTGGGGTTCCTAGTAAGGATCGTCATATTTTGGTTAGCGCTGAAGGCCTTGATTCTATGCTTGGAGAAACAGAGGCCACTAGTTCTGATTTCGCAGTGGTTAAGGCTTTGGTTCAGGGTGAGATTGATACTTTTGTTAGTTTTAAGTTTCACACTATAGAAGATCGAGATGAGGGCGGATTACCTATTGCGGCTAATATCCGTTCTACAATGGGGTATCACATGAAAGGTATAGGTATCGCTGTTGGTATCGGTCCTAAAACTGAGGTTAACTACATCGCCCAAAAGACTTCTTGGCTTGCCAATGGAATCTTGAAAGCTGGTGCGGTTGCCCGTGATCCTGAAGGCATCGTTACTATAGAAACTGACGAATCATAAACTTTACGCTTTAGGGGGTTGCTCGCCCCCTATTGCCTTTTTATTAATTAATTTGGAGAAATACAATGGCTTTTGAATCAGAAAATTTTTTACCACTTTCAAGCCTTGCCAATAGTAACGCGCCACGTCAATTCAGCTATAGTTCTGATTCTGACAACTTGGCCACAGTTAAAGGAGCTAATTATTTTGATAACGCAGCTCTAACCACTGGCGGTTTAGGTTTAAAAGATGGTGATGTTATTTATGTTAAAGCTTCCGATGCTTCTAGCTTTTTAGATATGGCTGTTGCTGCTGGTGTTTCGACTGTAAATAGCGCTAACGACTTTGCATAATGGCAAGTCAAATAGATATGGCGTCTAACGCCTTATTGTTATTGGGTGACGCTCCTATATCCTCTTTTGAGGGTGCAGGGGCGGGTGCTCAAGTTATGAGTAATTTGTACGAAAGTACCTATCTTGACATGATCACGTCAACACCTTGGGGCTTTACTAAGAAACAACAAAACCTATCACAGAATACAACACCTCCTACGTTCGATAACTACCAATACAGTTATACTATTCCAGCAGATGCGCTTACTTTGTTTGGTCTGCGCTCTAATATGGATTACTACACGTATGAGGGTAAATTAATCTACACAAATGATTCCTCGGCACAACTTGAATATTTTATAAAACCTAATGAGGGTGACTTACCTCCTTATTTTGTAAGACTTATGGAAGCTGAGCTTGCCGCTAGGGCTGCTATGGCGGTCACAGATCGTTCTACATTAGCCGCCGAGATGCGTAACCAAGCAGATGCTCAATGGGTTAGGGCTGCTGGTATCGACGCTCAAAACGACACTAACGAGGCCATAAGGTCAAGTCCGTTCACAGAGGTGCGCGGATGACATGGGAAATACAATCTAACTTTTCAGCCGGTGTATTAGATCCTAAGCTAAAAGGTCGTATTGACTTAAGCACTTATTATAATGGCGTTGAGGAGGGTTTAAATGTTATCGCTCTACCTCAAGGCGGTTTCACTCGTCGACCCGGTTTTGAATATCTAAATAGCACAACTAATCCTGTTAGGCTTTTTGCTTTTGAATTCAATGTAGATCAAAGCTATGTCGTTGGTTTTGATGATACTGATTGGATTGTATGGGATTTAGATGGTGTTCAAATCGACACGGATACGCATACTTTTGGTGCTGATATCTTCGATGCTGATTTTGTACAAAGTGCTGATTTCCTGATATTGGTACATCCTGACCATGCACCCGCGCAATTGGTTAGAGATACAGCAGTAGACTTTAATTTCTCCGATATTACTTTACTGAATATCCCTACTTTTAATTTTGACGATGCGAGCAGTCCTGTGCCTGTTTCGTGTGTTCAAACATTAACATTTTCAAGTTTTGCCGTTTCAGACCGTTATAAATTGGTATTAAATGATTTCTTGAGTGCTGAGATATCATTTGCATCTACTTCAGCCGATAATATAACCAGAATAAAACAGGCTCTATTAGATATGCCTTTGATCGACAGTGATCCCTCTACGGTAACGGTAACGGGCGGCCTTACAACTTATACTATTACTTTTTCAGGTAATAGCGCCTCAGATTACGAAGAATTAAACGGTGTTATTGTTGAATCACAGTCTTTAAGTGCAGCAGCAACAGCGGTTGTTGCAACTCCTGGTACCACTAAGAAAGAGCCTGTTTGGAGTGCTGGTCGTGGCTATCCTGTATCAGTGATATTCCATGAGGGAAGGTTGGTATTTGGCGGCTCAAAGTCTCGACCAGCGACTATATGGTTTAGCTTTGCTAATGATTTCTTTAACTTTAAAGAAGGTACTGGGCGCGATGATGAGGCAATTGTAGCGACTTTAGATACTGACCAGCTAAACGGTATTGTTGGCTTAAGTACAAATAGGAATTTACAAATATTTACTACAGGTCAGGAATTCTTTGTGCCTGTATCACCCATTACACCGGGTAACATTGTTATTAAGCCTCAGTCTAGATATGGCGCTTTGCCTATTAAGCCTCAAGTAATTGACGGCTTTACCTGTTACGTACAAAGGACAGGCAGGGCTTTAAGACGGTTTATATTGACTGAGTTTGAATCAAGCTATGAATCTATCAGTGTTTCGTTTCTAGCGCCTGAATTGGTTAATGGTCCCACGGAGATGACCGTACAGAGGGGTGCTTTTAATATTGACGCCTCATACCTTTATTTGCTTAATGGCGATGGTACTTTATCGGTTTATTCCTCTAAAAAAGAAGAACAAATTAATAATTGGGTTAAGTGGGATACTAACGGCACGATTAATTCAGTGGTAGCGGCTCAAGATGAATTGTTTTTCTCAGTTACTAGGACAATAGATGGTAATACGGTTCATTTCCTTGAAAGGCTTTATAACAGTCAAGATGATCAAATGTGGTGTGATGCCGGTGTTCGTTATGATCAAGCTGCCTCACCTACTATAAACGGATTAGGTCATTTAGACGGCGAAGAAATTCGAATAGTTTCTGATAACAACGTACAAGCCGACCAAGCGCCCGTTGCCGGGTCTGTTACTTTGGGCCGTGATACAGAATTTGGATGGGTTGGGTTAAATTATAATCCTAATATCAAGACAATGCCCGCTGTGGTACAGACTCAAAGGGGTTCAAGTTTCCCATTGCGCAAGCGATTCGTTAGAATAAGACCATTACTTTTAGATTCTTTAGGGGTTTATATCTCTAATGGTACGGATGAGATATTTTTATCAGACAGGTTATTTAATGTGGACACCCTAAACAGTTCTTTAGATCCAAGAAGCGGTATAGGTCAGGGCGTTAAGTTCTTGGG